CTGAACGACTCTCTTGACCAGCCTGTTCACGCTCAATGGTTTTTAGAGAGAAAGCGAAAGGCCGAATTCAGCAAGCGCGAAGAAACAGTAACCTATACCGGGGAAAAAACCTTGGAGGATTTATTAGACGATTTTAAAAATGAGACAACTCCCGAACAACAAAATACTGATTCAAAAATTGTTCAAGATCAGAACAAAGAGGGGCCAGCAAGTACCGTTCCAGCTGAACGCAGCGCAGAATTATTACTGGCAGAAAAAAACCCGCAGAAACCTGATCTTGAAAGCCCGGCAAAAGGGGATAAGTAAAATCATTGATGCCGACCAGCTCGTTGATTGTTTTACCAAAAGCACAAACGCAATAGTGCTGAGCCATGAAAAAGATTCGACCCGGCGCTTGTTCGCCGCGGTGCGATATTATATCGACAGCCTGGAAGTGAAGCCGGAGATCTCCATCGACTCAAAGCAAGAGATGAAATTTCCAAAAAGGGGCAGTTCTTATTTTATAGGAACAGCCGGACAGAAAGCCGCCGGCAGAGGAGATACCCTTGACCGCGCGCATTTATCCGAGGCAGCTTATTACAACGACCTGGAAGCGATCCTGGCCGGCGTAGCAGAGGCCGCAGAGTATGGACAGATAGACATTGAGACGACACCGAATGGCAGAGGGCATTTTTACGATCTATGGCAAGCCGCCAAAGAGGGACGCAGCCCTTACACTTGCATTTTTATACCTTGGTTCATTGATGACGAATACAGTATCGACAATATGACCGAGGACGAGAAGACGGGAATGTCGGCCGCTTTTCAGGGAATGATAAAAGTTTCGGACGAGGAGTTTTTAGCAGGAATGTCGGTCGAGGAAAAAAGAGCCAGGGACAAAATAGAAAAAGAGTGGGGAATGATTTTGACCGCCGGGCAGATGAAGTGGCGCAAGTATAAAATTTGGGATAAGGGCCAGATGTTTGCGCAGGAGTACCCGGAGGACGATGTCAGCTGCTTTCTACAATCCGGCCGGCCAGTATTTACTACAATTATTTGCGAGCCGGCGAGGAAAATTCCGCTGGATAATTTCGAAGCCTGGAACGCAGACCAAAAAATAAAAGATGTCCTGGTCAAGAAAAGACTGTACGGTGGGATAGATTGCGCAGAGGGAACAATGGCAGGAGACGCACACTCGTTTTCGGTCGTTGATGTTCAGGGTTCGCAAGGCGTGGTAGTATTTGAATATACCAGCAACGAACCGATAGATATTTTTTACCAAAGGATAAAACCGATCTTAGACAAATTTAATATTTTTCTCGGGATAGAAAAAAATGGAGTGGGAGTGGCGCATGTCCAAAAAGCAAAACAGCTCGGGATAAGATTTATCGAATGGGAGACAACGGGGACAAACCGGCCGGTTATGATCACCGACCTGGAAGAAGCTTATCGCAAGGGCGAGCTGATAGAGACCTATCCGGCAGCGCAAAACCAGGCGTATGACATGGAGTACACCACAGACAACCGCCCGGAGCATAGGAAAGGAAAACACGATGACAGCATTTTCTCTCGCGCGATCGCCTGGCAGATGAGAAAGAGACCGGCGCCGGGGGTTACATTCTTATAGGATTTTTAAAAAGTGATATAATAAATTTATGGCTTGGTACAAAAATCTTTTCGGGAATAAGAAAAAAGACTTTGGTTCTACGACGACCACCGGCGGCTTAGAGCTTATCGCAAGGCTCACCGCAAATTCTATGTCGAAGACCGCGCTGCTCGAACAGTACGGTAAATCGCTTTATGTTTTTACCTGTATTAACAAGATCGCCCAAAAGACCGCGAGCATAGACCTTCACCTTTACAAAATAACGAGCAGCAAGGGGGATACCAAGGAGATTTTTACCCACCCGGCGCTTGACCTTTTTTATAAAATAAATCCGTTCCAGACCAAGACGGAATTTTTGGAAACAACAATCATAAATTTAAAATGCACAGGCGAGGCTTTTTGGTTTAAAGTTCGAAATGATCGCGGCCAGGTTGTCGAGCTTTGGAATTTGAGGCCCGACATGATGACGATAATGGCCGACCCGATAAACTTTATCAGGGGTTACGAGTTCCAAAAAAATGACGGCTCGACTGTCAAATTTATGCCGGACGAAATTGTCCACATAAAATATCCAGACCCGTTGAATCAATATACCGGGATCGGGCCGCTGGCTGTTGCGCAAAATAGAGTGCAGACCGAGGAGTTCGCGACTGAATGGCAGCGCGATTTTTTCTTGAATAGCGCGCGCCCGGACGCCTTGATAAAAAATCCAAACAGCGGATTGACCAAAGAGCAAAAGGAGGACATCAAGGACGGCTGGAATAAAAACCACAGGGGCAGGAACAACAGCTCGAAGCTTGCTATTTTAGAGGGAGGATTGGAATATCAGCTCATTTCAATCTCTCAAAAAGAAATGGACTATATCGAGTCTTTGAAATTTACTCGGGACGATATTTTTGTTGCTTTCGGGACACCGAAGTCGGTTGTCGCCGTAACCGATGATGTCAACCGGGCCAATGCGGAAACCGGAATGTATATTTTCTTGAGCGAGACGATCAAGCCGGAGATGATGAGGCTTGTTGAAAAAATGAACGAGCAAATTATCTACCCGGATTTTGACGAGACCCTGTACATTGATTTTGACGACCCGACCCCGGCCAACAGAGATTTACAGCTCAGGGAATATTCCGAGGGGATTCAAAACAACTATCTGCTTATTAACGAGGTCAGGGCGAAAGAGGGTTTGGCCCCGGTGCGCGGCGGCTGGTCTTTTTATATGCCATTGATGAATACCCCGATGGGAGGAATAAGCAGCACAGACCAAAAGGACCTTTTTAAAAAAATAGATGACCAAAGCAAGGCGAATGAGAAAGCAATAAACGGATTTAAAAAAGTGAAGCTTTATGATTTCAAGGGCCGGTTTTGGTTGAAGCAAAAAATTGAATTGTATGAGGCCGCAGAAAAATCGGTTAAGGACGCTTTGTCGGGAAAAAAGAAAAAGGAAAAAGGGTGGGTTCCGATGATAACAGATCCCGGAATGAAGCTCGCCTACGCGAATATGATAAACAAAAAGATTGACGAGGAGGGCGCAAAATTAAAAGAGGGCGCGAATGTATTTTTTGAAAGGCAGAAAGAGCGCGTGCTTGCCAACCTTGCCAAACAAAAAAGCAAAGCCGCCCGGCAAAAGATGAACGCTTCGGATCTCTTAGATGTCAGCGAGGAAGGTGCGTTGTCAGCCGAGTTTGTTATCCCCTACATCGAACAATATCTCCGCGAGTCAGGCCAGGAAGCGCTTGCGATGTTAGCGCCGCAAGAAGATTTTACTACCAGCGCCAAGATACAGGCTTTGATAAAAAAGAGGGCGCAATTATTCGCCGATTCAGTGACCGGCACGACCCTGGACAACTTGCAGGGAACGCTTGCAGAGGGCATTGCAGCCGGCGAAGGGATAAGAGACCTTAGCAATCGCGTGGAGGCCGTATACAGCGATTTTCCAGCTTACAGGAGCGAATTGATAGCCAGGACGGAAGCCACAGTCGCCAACAACGAGGGTGCGCTTGAAGGCTATCGCCAGTCAGAGGTAGCAACAGGCAAAGAGTGGATCAACGCCGGAGATGGCCGCGTGCGCGAAGAACACATGGACTCGCCGGTGGGAGTGGGCGGCGAGATTGTTGGCCTTGATGATAATTTTTCAAACGGATTGCCGTACCCTGAAGAACCGAATTGCAGGTGCGTGCTTGGTCCGGCATTTTTAGAGTAGTGTTCAGCGAATAAGAAACTTGATATAATAAATCAAATGAATAAAAAGCTTTTATCGGAAAATAAAAATCAGAAAAAGATTTTGACTTGGACGGTCAAAAGTATTGATGAGACAAATTACACCGTAGAGGGTGAATTTTCTCACGAGATTGACGACCGCCAAGGAGACAAGGTTATTCAAAACGGCTGGGACCTTACAAATTATCTCTTGAACCCGGTTGTCTTGTGGGCGCACAAGCACGATGAGTTTCCGATTGCGAAGATGTTGCAGATTGGAGTTTCCCCGGAAAATATTTTGGCCGGAAAAATGCAATTTGCCGTTGAAGAAAATCCTGTCGCCGCCACCGCTTTCGCCTTGGTCAAAGGTGGATATCTTAGGGCTTTCTCTGTTGGGTTCAATAACCGAAAATATGAAATTGACCAGGAAAATGATTTATATATTTTGAACGAGAACGAATTGTATGAAGTTTCAGTCGTGCCGGTAGGCGCTGATCAGCTCGCGCTTGCCAAACAGAAAGGAATCGACACTGATTTGTTAGAGGCGGACGAGCTGAAAAAGGCTGTTGCAAAAATCAGCCCGGACAAAAAAAATATCATACGCTCGGCAATCAGGGCCTTAACCGAGGCGCTGAATGACGAGACGGAAGCCGATAAAAAAGTTGATACAAAGGTCGAACACTCCTCATCTGAGGGCGGCATCAAAAAAATACCGGTTAGGGTAATCAACAGGGCCGTAAAGGAACTGTTGGCGATTAAAAAAATAAATAAATAAATTTCAAAAATATGACTCCAGAAGAATTAAAAGCTCTCAAAGCAAAAGACCCGGCCACATTATCGGCCGAGGAAAAAGCTGCTTTGGCTGCCGAGGAATCCGAAGGCATTGATGAGGAACAAGTTAAAACCTTGATCTCAAAGCATGTCCAGGACGCCCTCGCTGCCAGAGTGGACGAAATATCCGAAGGCATTGTCGCCAAGTTCATGAAAGGCGCTGCCGATAGCAGGAAGAAAGCGATCGACACCGCTGCTCCTCAGGGAGACAAGAAAGCGGACGACACAACTCGCCAGTTTATGAAGGCGTTAATAAGCGGTGATAAGGCGGCTTGCAAAGCGTTGACCACATCGACCACAGGGACTTCCCCGGACGATGGAGACGCTGGCTTGCTCATTCCGACCGAATTGAGAAACGAAGTTTTGCGCATTGCAGAAACTCAATACGGTTTGGCTCGCAGAGACATGCTTTATCTGCCTTTCGGCGGCCCTGGCAATACCAGGACAATCCCGTCTTTAGGCACTTCGGTCAGCGTTTTTTGGACCGGAGAAGGCGTCAAGAAAACCAGCACACAGCCGAAGTTCAATGTTGTTACTCAGACCTTGGCTAAACTGGCCGCAATCGTTCCTTTCACCGAGGAAATTTTGGAAGATAGTGCGATCAATTTGACTCAGTTAGTTGCTCAATTATTCGCGGAAGCTGTTTCCAAAGAGGAAGACCTTCAGTTCTTCGCAGGAACCGGCGCTCCCTGGACCGGCATTTTGAACAACGGTTCAGTCAATAAAGTTGTCCAGGCCTCAGGAGACGCTACTCAATTAACCGCCGATGACTTGCTCGACATGATCGACAAGACCCCGAGCGGTGCGTTAGCCGGAGCGAAATTCTATTTTAACAGAACGATTTTGTCTGTTATTAGAAAATTGAAAGGCAGCGATGGACAATATATTTATCAGAACCCCGGACAAGGACTTCCAGCCACAATTTGGAACTATCCTTACGAGACCTCTGATGCGTTCCCGACATTGGCTTCCGTTACAACCGGAGACCAATATATTCTGTTCGGTAATTTGAAACAAGGCGCTGTCTTTGGAGACAAACAACAGCTCCGCGTGAAATTGCTCGACCAGGCTACAATAACCGATACCGATGGTTCAACAGTTATCAATCTTGCCGAGCAAGACATGGTAGCGTTGAGAATTGTAGAGAGGGTCGGCTATGTCGTGGCTTTAGCGGCCGCTTTGACCGTCTTGGAAGCCAGCGCAACTCAATCCTAAACTTGTGGGTGATGGCCCGGACTAACCTCCGGGCCATTATCAGGGAATACCGGCAGGCGCCGGGTAATTAAAAATAAACTTCTAAAAATATGGCAGCAGCGACAGTTGAAATTTGCGAATCGAATGGCACTACGCCAACGATCACGCACAATATCACGAACTCCAACATGGGTTCGACAGAAGCGGTCAATCTTGACCCGGTTGCCTATCCGATCACTCCAGGGACCAATTCCTTCGAGAAGTGGCAGAGGATCCATGTGACCGATATCGGAACGAGTTCCAAAATCGACAACTTGAAAGTTTGGAGAACGACTGCTTTGGGAGCCGAGGCAGCGCACAAAACAAACGCCAGGGAAGCCTCATACGACGGAGCGCAGACATTCCCAACCGGAGCCGGCGAAGGACCAAAGGCAACGGACCGCAGCGCGACCTACGACTATACCGAGGCAATGCCGACCTCAACTCCGACAGGAGCCAACCTCGGAATTGGCGGAGCATTGAACGGAGCTTTAACCGCAGCTGGATATTCCGATTACTTAGTGCATCAGATTCAGACGACTGCCTCAGCGGTAGCCGGAGCCACGATGACGATGAACTATCAGTATGACGAAACCGCGTAGAGATAAGAAAAATTAAATATTCTAAACATGGCTAAACCAAAAAATCATGTTTGCGGCCAGTGCGGAGAGGGGTTTGAAACCGAAAAAGAATATCTTGGTCACAAGTGTGCCAAGACCGGATTTAAACCTACCGAGCCAGGAAATCTCGGAGAAGGATTCGCCAAAATTTCCGAAGCCGCGATCAAAAGAGGAGAGGAAAGAAAATAAACAGTATCGGCAATTCAATGCCGATTAAAGCAACTCAATGCTTGGACTGGAAAATACTCCGGCATTGAGCCGGGGTATTTTTTTAACCAAACATGAAATATTTTTTAAACAAACAAAACGAGGACGGGACAATAAGCCAGGTAGAAGCCAAACCGGAAAGATGGGCTTGGAAAGTTGACTACAAGGACGGCACAGAACTTCGGCAATTCGGAGAGGATGGCGTTTTTCATCAGCTGAAAGACATTGACCAGGATAATATCGAACTGGCGGTGCTTTATAAGATGGACGACCCGAACCAGGTTGTTCTCATTCCCTGGAAGCCGGGAATGAAATTGATCCATAAATATATAAATGTCCATGCCGACTATTTTGAAAAATTAAACGATACCGTCCGGGTCTATGCGTTCGGGTACAAGCTCGGAGGACAAAATCATTACACCTATATTTTACCGAACGACCGGCAGATATTGAGCCCGGCCGATGATATAAATTTAACCTTGTTTAAGCTTTAAAAAATGGCAACAGTCTATTGGTTCGGCGGATCAGGAAACTGGTCCGATCATGCAAATCACTGGTCAAACAATTCTGGGAATAGCCCGGCGTCTTTGCATGGAGCCGCTCCGGGGAATGATGACGATGTAGTTTTCGATGTTAATTCTGCTTCCGAGGATTATACGGTGACAGTCGATGTCTCTGCTGCATATTGCAAGAACATGACTTGGGGAAATCCGAGCAGCGGAAAACCAACTTTCGCTGGAACTGGCAACATGGTTTTTGTTTACGGGTCTCTTTCGCTGGTTGCGTCAATGGGGTTTACTTATTCTAAGACTTTATCGTTTTGCGGCGGAGGAGACAACACATTGAACACAGCAGGAGTCACTTTATCGTGCGACATAGAGTTCGCCGCGACTGGAGATTCTTATGGAATAACCTTTCAAAGTAATATCACTTTGAGCGGAATAAAAATTTTGACATTAAAAAGAGGGTATTTGGATACAGATGGGTACGATGTCTCTTGCTACGATTTTCTTATTTCGGGAACAAGCAACAAATCTTTAGTTTGTGGGGATTCGATAATAAGCATGACGGGTCCGAATGGTTTCTCTTATACCAATTCAGGAGTTTTGACATTCGATTGCGGAACATCATCTATAAGACTTAACTACGCCGAAGGAGGAGCTATCGGCCCGAGGAGTACAGCTCCATTGTCAGGACTTGTTTTCTATGAAGTTCAACTCAACAACAGCGGTGCAACAACTGTAATGGGGGCAAATACTTTTACAAATTTGATAGTAAATGGAAGGGCCGCCTTGACTGCTGCTGTTATTTTTCCATCTGGAAAAACTCAAACGATAACCAACCTTTCTTTGACAGGAAATTCTGTCACTTATCGTCTTTTTGTTAAGTCTGATGGCAAAGGATCAGTTGCGACATTGGATGTTACCAATTGGACGAGCGTTTCGAAAGTTGACATCAGGGACATAAATTCAGTTGGGTCAATAGATTTGTCAGGAGTTTCAGGAGGTTCTGGTGATTGCGGAGGTAACACCAACATCACATTCACAACTGCTGATATTTGGTATTTTCATGAAGCCGCCTCAGGAGTTAATCAATGGTCTACTATCGCAAAATGGTTCACCGCAACCAATGGAGGTGGAAGCACAGCAACTTATCCACCTTTACCGCAAGACACTGCTCGTTTCGATGAAAATTCTTTTGATTCTGGAAGCAAGGTTGTTCTTCAAAATATGCCAAGGATAGGAAGCGTTGATTGGACAGGGGTTACAAACACTCCTGAATGGACAACAAATTATGCCGCTTCCTGTTTCGGATCTATAAAGTTGATAGCCGATATGATTTTAACCGCCTCGACCGAACCTTATGTTTTAGAGGGTAGAGGGGATAATACTATAGATTGCGCAGGGCAAACATGGGCGAAATCTATCCGGTTAGAGTGCGCGGAAGGATCATTGACTTTGAAATCTAATTTTTTGATGAGCAGTTCCCGGAGTCTTTATATAGCTACCGGAACTTTTTCAACGATCGACGGAGAGAATAATTGGTCTCTTTCTGTTGGGTCGATGACCATTGGCGACTCATCTTCAGCGATAGTTTATTTGGGGTCGGCGACTCATTTAATAAACAATCCCGGAGGAGGATGGATATGCGGAGCAAACGCGATTTTGTATTCGGGGACTTCGACTATAAAATTTGCTGCTAACCTCACCGGATATGTTTCTTTCGCCGGTGGAGGAAAAGAATATTACAATTTTTGGAATGCGACAACTGGCAATTATCTTGTTTCTATCTTAGGGTCTAACAGTTTTAATGATTTCAAAATAGATGCTGGTAGAGAGGTCAATTTTAAAAATTCCTCTATAACGACAGTCACTACTTTTACTGCCCTTGGGACACCTGGGTCGCACATAGTTCTCCACAATTCATCGGGTACTACCCACGCCACACTTTCCAAGGCAGGAGGCGGCGTTATAAGCGGTTGTGACTATATAGATGCCTCTTATTTGACTGGAAGCCCCGATTTGACTTGGTATATTGGAGTTAATTCAAGTGTTTCCAACTGTACGAATATTTATTTGGCGCCTACTTCTACGACCAATATCCAAAAAGGTATAATTTATTTGATTGATGTGGCTACTTCGGCGACAAAAAGCTTGAAGTATGCAATGCGCGCTCCCCCGGCCGCCAAAACCAAAGGGCTTATTTACGATATAAAAATCACTCCGTCCGCGGTCACGAAATCGTTGGCTTATTCCATAAAAACCGTTCCAGCCGCCATTGAAAAGAGTTTGCAGTACACGATAAAGGGTCCGGTTTCCGCGATCACAAAGGGTCTTGTTTACGACATAAAGACTACTCCGACCGAGATAAGAAAAGGGCTGAGATATTTTATAAAATCCCCGGCAGCTGCAATTACAAAATCCATAGAGTACCGCATAACATTCGATACGGTTAACATCACCAAGGATTTGACCTATACGATAAAATCCGCGCCGGCAGCAATTCAAAAAGGTTTGGTTTATGATATTCTCTCTGCGACCCCGGTGCTTATTCAAAAAGATATCGTTTACGCAGTCAAAGCCCCGGCGAGTATAACAAAGGGCCTGGTATATACAGTCAAGTCGGCTCCGGCTGCCATTACGAAAGGTTTGGCGTATGCGATAAAAATTACCCCGAGCGCGATCACGAAAAGCTTGGCATATTCTATCGGTGGAAAAACGACAATTCAAAAAGGATTGATTTATGCGGTTGAAACTACGCCCACCGCAATCACAAAGAGCTTATCTTATCGGGTTCTTTTCCAGACCGAGAATATTCAAAAAGGATTGGCTTATGATGTGAAAGCGCCTGTCGGGATTACCAAAGGGTTGGTTTATGGCATTAAAACAATACCGGCGGCCATAACCAAGGCTGCACAATACGCCGTATTAACGCAAAAAGGGGCCACCTTGGGCTTGCAGTACGAGATAAAGACAATCGGCGCTATAACGAAACAAGCGGCCTATACAATCAAGACAGCGCCATCTGTCACCAAAGGATTGCAGTATGTTGTCGCGAGCCAGGTCAGCCTAACAAAATCGCTGAAATATACGATTGAAATTACCCCGGCGGCGATTAGCAAAGGATTGCAGTATCAGGTGATGGTAGCTTCGGCAATAACGAAGTCGGTTCAGTACGCGGTCAAGCCGAGCCAGGCGATTACCAAGGGGCTGAGATATGAATTGTTCAGTCAAGTTTTGATTCAGAAATCCCTTGCCTACGGCATAGAAACTCAACACGCGATCACAAAAGGGTTGGAATATAAAGTCGCTGGGAATATCGCTGTTCAAAAAAGCCTGGAATATACCGTAAAGAGACAGGCGGTGATCACCAAAGCTTTGCAATATGTAGTCAGAATATATCCGTACAAAAAACAAACTTTGACCCCGTATGTTAAAAAAGTGTCGCCTTACAAAAATCTTATTCATGGTTAATCAAAAAGTGATATAATAAATTTATGGCAAAAGGTTACTGCACAAGGCAAGACATCGAAAATTATTTGCTCATCACCATTGACCCGAGCTTTTATGCTCAGGTGACTGAATGGATTGGAGAAGTTGAGGACTACATCGACCAGGAGACCGGCCGGAATTTTGTGGCTGATGCGGTAGCGAATGCGAAATATTTTGACGGAGATAATTCCGGAAGCCTTTTGATAGAGGACGCCGTAGCGATCACCGAAATAAAAGTTGGAGATAATGCCGCGCTTGTTGCGGACAGCGACCCTCTTTTGGCAGATGGAGAATATATACTTTATCCGGCCAACAAATTACCAATTTCAAAGATTGTTTTGCGCGGGTCGATATTCCCGGCGTTGCCGTTGAGGTGCGTTAAAGTAACCGGGAAGTGGGGATATAGCGCCGCCGCGCCCGGCCCGATAAAGCAAGCCGCGACAATCCTTGTTGCAGGGATTATTAATTATTCCTGGAACGCAGAGGGAGAAGTCCAAAGTATGACGATCGGCCGATATTCGGTTTCTTATAAGACGGACTCCGGTTGGAAAGATTTTGAGAGAATCCCGAATATTTTAAAATCATATAAAAAATTTACTTTCTAAAATGCCAATAGAGGACCAGTACAATTTGTTTGTCGATATCGAGCGCCTCGATGACGACAGCGGCAACACCGAAACATATTTCCCACATATTGACGATTACCCTTGTACTATTCAGCCGCTTGATGACGCTTACAGCCAAGATGTGGACGGAAATTTTGGTAAAGAGTGGTTAATGATTGGCGGCAAGGCTGATGTTTTAGAGGGCGACCGGGCGATCAACAGGACAACAGGAGACGAATATCGGATCACTGCCGTTGAATTGATGGAATTTATGAACCATTCGCACATAGAATGTCGCATAAGACTTTCAAAACCATGATCGGAATTACAATAAATATCGAGGGAATGGAAAGGCTGAAAGAGGCCATGCAAAAAGCGCCGGAGATGACTGTCAATGAGATGTCCTTTGCGGTTAGAAAAGGAGCGTTAATCTACAAAAGCCAGGCATTGAAAGAGGCGCCAGTCAACAAGCAGCCGGGCGGCGGCAACCTCAGGCAAAACATTAAGGAAAGATTTACAAACAAGCTCCGGGCCGAGGTAACATCGTTTGCTCCGTACTCTCTTTATGTCGAGGGTGGGACTAAACCGCACATCATTAAAGCAGTAAACAAGAAAGTCCTGGCCAACAAAAGAATGGGTCAAATTTTCGGGAAGATTGTGCATCACCCCGGAACGAGAGCAAATCCTTACATGGCGCGCGCGGTAGAAAAAACACAGGCGCAGATCACTCAGCTTTTTCAAACGGCGATAAAAAATGTTTTCAACAGTTTAAAATAAAATGGCACAAACTCTTGCAGAGGTTATCGTTTTACTCAAAGCGAAACTCGTATCTTTAAAAAATGGGACAAGCCCTGTTTTTGGAGATGTGTTTGACTATGCTCAGGGAGATTTTAAAAATTTCCCGGCTGCTTCGGTGGTAGAAACAGGCGGTCGGCCGGCGCAAGTGATCGATACGCATCGCAACCAGAGGATCTATAATTTTACAATCAGGCTGTACCAGGAGCAAAGCAAACAAGGGAAAAACAAAGAGCAAGCCGCGACAATTATGCGTGCGGCGACAGATTCTATTTTGACCGCTTTTGACCAAGATAAAGATCTCGGAGGCGAGGTGCAAATTGTGCGGCCGGTAGAATTTGACACCAATTTTCAGGTGGCGGCCGGCACTTATAATTTTGCTACTTTTAAGGTGGATGTGGTCGTTCTCGTAAATAGTTTTAAATAGGATATAATATAGACATGGCAGTTTTCAAAAACAAAACAAAAGAAGATTTTTTCATTCCCGATGTGGGATTGGTCCGGGCCGGTGAAGAAAAGGAAATGCCGGAAGGATTCAACAATTCAAACTTTGAGAAAGTCGAAAAAACTCAAGATAATAAAACTAAAAAATAAAAAAACATGGCAAACTCTTTAGCGGATAAATCATTCTTGGCGTTGAAGCCGCAAGTCGCGGCCGCTACTCCAATTTTACCGGCACTTTTTGCTCCCTTGGTTTCGGTGAATATTCCTCTTGACCCGGCATTTTCGGCCAGCCGAGCAATGAAAGGTATCAGCTGGGAGTCGGACGATTTGTTAAAAGGCAAAAGAACTATCAAGGGAGACATTGAAATTTGGGCGGACCCGGATAATTTGGCGCACCTCGTAAATATGGTTTGTGTCAAAACAAGTACCGCCGGAGATGCAGCGAGTGGGTACACTCATATTTTTGACCCCGGAGAGGGAAAAAGCTATTCGCTTGATATTCCTCGCAGCACATACGCTCAAAGATTGTATGGTTGGAGAGGGACAAAATTGTCTTTCTCTTTTGAGGATAACAAAATGAAAGCAAAGATAACCGGAGAAGCTCTCGGGCAATTTTATGCTGTCTCCTTAGCAGTCGCTTTGACCGGAGCCGGAATGACCTCGGCAGTTTTTAAAACTGATTACGATTTGAGGCCAGCGGACGGCTTAGTGATCGGCGACACCATAATCGTTGGAGGGGTAGAGGTTATTCTCACTTCGGTAAACGCCAACGGCACAACGGTCGGATTCGCTTCCACCGCAGTGACTTCCGCAGTTGGAGATCCTGTTTACTTAAAGGCGCAAACTCCGAGCTTCACAGCTCTCCAGGAGCCTCTTTATTTTGGAAACACTTTAGTCGGGACAGGCGCTGATTCAGCCGCAGCCGACACAGCTGCCGCTACACGCGCGGCCGCTACGATGTGCGAGGAAATAACCGCAGAATATGACACCGGCTTGCAAGCGCACCCTGGAAGTGGCTACACCGGCCCTGGTGTGCTTCTCAATGGTGTCAGGACAGGGGCAGTCAACTTAACCAGGCTTTTCACCGATCCGCAGCAATACCAGAAATGGATTGAGAATGTAAAGCAAGCCATTACCATTATCGCCACCGGGCGCTATATCAAAACAGATTTAAGCACCTCGGAAAAATTGACCATCAAAATAAATAAGGTCAAGTTGATGACCAACGATGAGCCTCTTGAAGTCGGTCAATACATCATGGATAAACAGGCTTACAAAATGCTCTATGACCCGACCGATGGGGACGCTCTAACCATAACAATCGTTAACCGGACAGCCGGAACAGTCTACTAAAAAATATGGATCGCAAAACCACCAAAATAAAAACACCAATAAGCGGCCAAGAGGTAGAGATAAACGAATGGTTGACAGGCGCCGAAGCCGAATATGTTGACCAGCCGGTAGCCGAAGCTTTCGCAGAGGCCCGGATGAAAATATTGATGGACAAGCCTGTCGATATGAAAAATTCCTCGGCTGTAGACAACCGCCGGACCATTGAAAAGTTTGTCGTTTCCATAGATGGGACCAAGGAAAATATACTGGACCGGACATCTTCCTGGAACGAAGTGGACTACATGTTTGTCGTCAATCAATGCAATGCGATCCGGGAAGATTTTAAAAAAAAAGCGGTAATGTCGACCGTCTCTATCTCGCCAAAATCTGCCAGTTAATGCACTGGGATTACTGGCAATATCAAAACCAACCCGAATGGTTTATCGAATCTGTCAAAACGATGATGAACCAGGAGGCCCGGAACAATCGTAAAAAACAAAACAAATGGCAGAACCAACGCTAACATTCGTATTAGAGGCACAAGACAGGGTGACTGCTCAACTCCAAAAGGTTGAGCAGTCTTTGGAAAAGTTAAACAACAAAGCGAATGCCACAAAAAAAGGGACGGACGACCTTGGAAAATCTACTGTAACATTGAATGGATTATACGGAGGATTGATGAAGACGCTTGCTTTAGTTGGCGGAACGGTTGCAGTTACAAATTTTTTGAAAGACTCCACTGAGGCTGCCAACGAAGACAGTAAGGCTTTGATTTTACTGTCGGCCAGGCTTCGAAGTGTCGGAATGAATTACGGAGAGAATGAGGGAAAAATATCGGCGTATACCGACAAAATGATAAAGGTTGGAATAGCTGAATCGGTCACCAACGATGGCCTTGGAAAGTTTGTGGCCAAAACAAAAGACATGCAACAGGCCATGGAGCTTTCAACTTTGGCAGCGGATCTCGCCGCCAGCGGACAAGGAACATACGCCGATAATGTTGACAATTTAACCAAGATATTATCCGGGCGCGGTGCAATGGCGATGAAGGCTTACAATATAAAAATGGACGAAAGCGCCACCACAGCTGAACAGCTTGCCGCTGTCCAGGGCAAAGTAACAATCACCGCGGCAGAGATGGCGGAAACCACAGTAGGAAAATTACAGGTGATGAATACGAACTGGGGAGAGTTCAAAGGAAACCTCGGGAAAGTAGGGCTTTTTTTCGAGGGAGAGCTTGCCACCTATGTCAACAATTTTTTTGAAGAGACAGGAATAACGAGCGAATTGTGGCTGAAGAAAATTTCAACCGCTATCTATGCGACAGCTTTGCAGTTGAAAACCGCGCCGACCATTGTTGCGCAATCGGTGGGGTCAACCATTGAGGGAGCTTCCGATTGGTGGGGGACGACCGTCAGGGGAACGATGGATAAAATGAGCAATTTTTTATACGGAGGAAATTTGAAAGAGGAACCGACCGTTAACGACAATCTTATTCAGCTCGGTAACACGATGGCAGATACCGACAAAAAGGTTGACGAATTCTACCAAAGCTTAGACAAAATTTTTAAAAAAATAGATGACCCGATCGGAGGAAATGCGAAGAAAAAAGTTGAGGCTCTGAGCGGAGAGTTCGAAGATCTCAGCGGAGCGTCCGAAGCCGCCGCCGAAAAATCAGCGGCAGCCTGGGAAAAGGCTGCCGGAAAAATGAAAAGCGATTTTACTTCATTCTCAAACAAATTGCTCGGAGAGGTAGATAAACAAAAAGACGCAATTTTGAAATTAAAGGAAACGATGATGTCCGCGCAGGAAAAATATAATGCGGAGGTGGAGAGAATAGGGAGCAATAAGGATTACCAGGGGGTGGAGAATTCAGCTGCAAAAGACGCGGCCTTGGCCACCGCTCAAAATGAGCTCGACATGCAAATTGAAGCTTACAAATCGCAAGAGGAAGCAGCGAAGAAAAATCTTTTGATAACCGCTATAAAAGCCAGCGACCCGAATTTGATGAGCAAGGTTTCCAAAGAGTCGGACACTTTTCTTTACGGGATAGGCCAGTCAGCGATACAGCAACAATTTACTTTTAACTTCAATGGAGATGTCAACGATATTGAAAAATTAAAACAGCTAATCATCGCCGCCCTGGACCGCCAGGCATCTTTGGCGAAAGTTCAATAATATGGCCTCAACGATAAAATACGACAACACAGAAATTTTAAATACGACCTACAATCCGCGCTATTTAAAGCACGAGTCTTTTCCGGATAGAGTTCTCGACTTCCAGGACCTCGCGAAAGACAACGGGTCTATTTTGGTCAGCGATAAATTTGGGGTTAAGAAAATTCAAGCGATGGGTATTCTTATCGGCACGAGCCAGGCAGACCTTGAAAGCAAAGTGGACACAATGAAAGAGCTGTTTGCGCGCGTAGGCAAGAACCTTGATGTGGACTGGAACGGCACGACCCGGCGCTATGTGGTTACTACCGCCCTTTTGAATATCGACCGCGATCACTATCACATCACCTGGGTTCCCTGGATAGCCAAATTCACTTGCGCAAGTGGAATCGCTGAAGACAGCACCGAAACAACCTTGCAAAATGCGACAGATTTTAATCTTGGAGAAGGCACTTTTTCTTTGACTTTTGCAGGAAGCGCGCCGCCAAAACCAAAGTTCACCATCGAAACAATTCATACCTCGTACACCACGAAAGGAATTTGCTTAAAAAATAACGATAACGGACAGGCGATCTATATTCCTCTCGTTTCAGGGGTTGTCGATAACGGAAAACTTGAAATTGATTGCCGGCTAAAAACTGTCCGGGCTACCGCCGGCGGTTACTATGGCCAGACTTTAAAATATTACGGGCAGTTCCCGGAATTTGTTGTCGGCGCGAATAGCATCACTGTCTCGGTCGGGAATGTGGTTGACCAATACTTCACCCCGGCCGCTTATACCGTAGCGACCGCGGTATATGGGTCTTTAAAATCGGCACAAAAATTTACAGTCTCAAACTCAGACATCACCTACAAGGCCCTGGCCCTGGAAATAATGAAGACCGGGACATTGTCGAGCGGTTATCTTACAGTTGAAATTCAGACCGACACGAACGGCGCGCCGAGCGGCACAGAGGTTCCTCATGCGACATTCAGGCTTTATCCGGCAACAGCTCCGGAGGGAATCGAAGATTGGGTGATAATGTCCACCTATGACGGATTTAACTTTACTTTGGCGGCGGATACTCCGTATTGGATAGTAGTGGACGGAAACTCTATTGGAGATGTTTCAAATTACCTCGCATGGTTTGGCGCCGATGGGATCACTGGAACCTATAAAAGAGGGTGTGCTGCAAATTATGACGGTGGCTGGACAATGATTCCGGGCCAAGATAACAGCTTCAAGCTTTATTTTTTCGGGGTATTAAATGCCGCTTCGCCCTCGGATAGCTTAAAAGTTGAATATTACAAAAGATATCTATGAAAACAGTCAGCGTTAAAGTGTACAGCCCGGCCGGGGTATTTCTCAAATTGTGGACAACCGCAATTTTTGAGGGTTTTTCAAAGGAATTGAATTCCGGTCTTGGGGAGTGCGTTTTAAAATTGGCAGAGAAATTTGACTATGCCGGGCAGGAATTGCAGGAGGGAAACATGGTCAAGATTTTTGTTTGCGACAGGGAAACAATCTCTCAACCGAACGGAGAGCTTTTAATTTATTCCGGGTACATTTCGCAGATAGAGCCGACTGTTGATTTTTCAAAAGAATATATCATGGTCAGACTGCTCGGGTATTCCACCTTGTTGGCTCTTGATATTTTAAAAAATGGCGCGCAGACGACACTTTATTCAAACAATACAACCGGCTTGTCCACGAGCGCCCCGTCCGAAGTGGCAGATGTGGGCCACATCATGAGGGCGGTAATTGACCGCTACCGCGCAGAAACGGTCAGCCCTCAGATAAGTTACGACCAGGCCAGCATTCCTTTGACCTCGACAACTCAGCAGTATGTTTTTTATCAAAGAACCTACAAAGAGGCCATGGACGAACTGAGACTTTTGGCCCCGGTTGATTATTACTTTTTTATAGACGAGGCAGGGTTGGTTACTTTAAAATTAAAGCCGACAACCCCGACCCACACTTTTGTTTTGGGGAAACATTTTAGCTCTATAAGGGCGGTGCGCAGTATAGAAACTGTCCGCAATTTTTTGCTTTTGTGGGACGGCCGCTCGGCCGCAGATGGGGGAATTTACCGCCATTATCAAGACGACATTTCGATAGCTCAATACCGCCGCCAAGCTGAAAGGATCACAAATTACGGTTTGCAAGATACCGGTGGGTTTGACGCGATCGGAAATAAATTCATTGCGGAAAACAAAGATGTGGACATCAGCGTTACCTTTGATATTTTGGATAACAACGATGAAACGAGACTGCAAGCGAACGGCCAACCAATGGCCGGGTACGACATAGAGAGCATCCAGGTTGGAGACACCTGTAAATTCCTTGGCTTTAATAATTCGTTGGCCGACATTTTTAAAGAAAACATGCTTATCACAAAAATTGATTACAGGTTAAGCAAGGTTAGTGTTACAATAAAGCTGTCCAGGACAAGCGTTGTCGATTGGACAAAGATGAACGAAAAAAATATCGACAACACCATGAAGGGCAACGATGTAATTTTAACCTCATATTCTTAAACATGGAGCCAATAGTTCAAATTTTGCAGGAAGTTTCAAATTTTACTGGCATCGGGGTATTAGCGCTGCTCGTTGTCGCTTTTATTATAGCGATGCAGAAAGGGATAATTACTAAGCAAGGGATAAGCTTTAACAAGGACTGTCCTCCCGATTCCCTCGAAGAAGTTAAAAATATTTTGCAGCTGTTAGTTTCCGCGATCACCGGCCCCGAGGGATTAAAAGAAAACGATTTGACGCATGTACAGAGAGCTATTGATTTGCTCGGAAAGGGATTGACGGACATGAACGAAAACATCGTGGCCTTGAACAAAAGCTACGAACACCACGACCGCCAGGCGTGGGAAATAAAGCAAGGGGTCAATGAGATAAAAAGCAAAATGAAAATACCGATAACCGAATAAAAAATATGCCAAGCCAAAATTTTACAGGAGTTTCAAAAGACACAAGGCCGGAAGATCTCCGGCTTAAAGATTGGACGCATAAAGAACTCGTAGCCAAAACTGCCGCTGTAGAGTGGAAAGAAAATGCGCCGATAAAAAAATATCCGCAGCGCTTCCAGGACGGCTCATTTACTTGCGTGGCGCAAACCGGCGCAAAGATCCTCGGGATAAATAACCTCAACGAATCGGGGGTTTTTGTTGATATTTCGGCGTTCGATATCTACGATCGCCGGGCCAACAAGCCGGCCGGCGGAATGTGGGCGCAGGACGCGTGGGAAATATTAAAAGCATGCGGCGGAACCTTGGAGCAATTTATTCCGAGCCAAAAATTACCCGAACCGATTGGTGTGGATAGAAAGTTTTTTCTTGAACAGATCGGGAAAATATTCCGCATACAAAATTATGCGTCCTTACCTACCGATGACATTGACGCCATGGCCGCAGTTTTGGCCCTTGGGACGCCCTTGATGATGTTCTTCGAGTATTTCCCCATTGAATGGTCTTTGACGCCTGTATTGAAGGCAAGCGCAGCCACAGCATCGTCCAGGCACTCTATAACAGGGGTGGATTTTACTCTTTATCAGGGAAAAAAGGCTTTGTGCTTTGAAGATTCTGCCCCGATATTTACAGGAGATAGCGGCCAGCGCATAATTACCGAGGATTTTATCAAAACGAGGTGCGTTTATGCCGGGTACTCTTTCGACTTGATGAATGGAGCGACACTACCCGAAGCAGAGCCGCAAGACCTTGTCCTGGAAAAACCGTCTTACATTGGCGGCCGGCTGCAATTTGGAGAGGTTAGTGATCGCGTGAAAAATCTCCAAAATGTTTTAAAATTTGACGGCGAATTCCCGATGGAGCAAAGCAGCACCGGATTGTACGGAGCAATAACCGCCAAGGCAGTTAAAAAATATCAAGAAAAATATCAAGTAGCTTCGCCGGAGGAATTGGCAGCTCTGCAAGGGCGCCAGGTCGGGCCGGCGACAGAGAAAGATTTAGAATTAAGATATCCATAAGATGACAAACATTTTAGAATCGGCAGCCAAAATATCGTTTTTGCTTTTGACTTTGACCGCTTGCGTTGCGTTTATTATAGGCAGGTTATCGTCCGGCGATTTCATGATCCTGGCCGGGTCAGCTTTCGCTTTTTATTTTGCGAACAAAGGAGACGAAACCAAGCCATACGTCGGAAAGTAATATCTATGCATCGGACCGGAATATCTATGCAAACAAAAACCAGGCTCTCGCGGACCTGGTTTTTGATATGATAGAGTTTTACGAACTTCGATTATTTTTCAGTGCTAACAAAAAAATAATTTTACGCGGAGAGCAAACGGACATGCTCCGCGAGCAGAGACATTCCGTATTCACATTTTAAAATCTATGATAAAATGTTGCAAGAGCCCGGTTCGTTTGGTGGCCGGCGCTCTGATGCTTCGGCATGCTGAAAAGCTCCCTCTCGGGGGCTTTTCTCTTGGGGAAAAGTTGATTTGATATGAGTGTATAAATGATTTATGCTTATATTATAACTAAATTAAAAATAAAAATATGCACATTATCAAAGCAAATGGCGCGGAAGAAATTTCAATAAAAAGAGGCCCCTGTATTTATTTCCTTACCGATAATGATGGGGAGGTTTTGTATGTTGGAAAAAGCAAAAAATCTCTGTTCGGTCGGATCGCAAGCCATGAGTTCGATAAGCAATTCAGTAGGGTTTTTTTTATAAAATGCGATGGGTTTGACGAAATGGACAAAGCAGAGCTGGAGCTCATAACAAAATTTAATCCGAGATACAATAAAAAACTGCCAAACCCGAACACCTCTGAAATGTTTGACAACAAGCAGATAAAAAAAATGACTGGTGCCGATCTTAGAATAGCCAAAAATGCTTCCAGGCATTACGAAATTCCGATGATTATGATCGGCAGCCGTTTTTATTTTAAAAAGGAAATAATTCAGGCAATAGAAAAATATATCGGACAAATGAAGCGGAAACCTCTGTCTTTTAGGCCGGGAAAAGTTGGGGATAACCAGGGGAAGGCTGGCGGACAGGTGCGCAAGTAGTATGCCCTTTTGGGGCTTTTAGTATGCCCTTTTGGGGACAACTATTCATATACAGAGATTATCTCAAGAGAACCCCCACCCTTTCTTTTCGGAAGTGTCCCCATCCCCCCTCTTGCATTAAAATTATAAATGATTTATAACATAGATATAGCAGCGGCCAGGGCATCGAAAGGCTCTACCAAGAGTTTAATAGATTGGGAACCGACCGCTGCTAACCAAAAAATAAAAAGATAAATGCCGGCAGCTGAAACAATAAGGTAGCCGGACAAAGCAAAAAAATGGAAACACCAATAGCCGAAAAGAAAATGACGCTGGCAACATTAAAGAGCTTTATAGCTAAAAATGCCGGGAAATTATGGATAAAAAACACTTCAAATTTTGACGGACAAGTTGACGGAATAATATTGGACAGGAATGCAGAGTTTGTCCCGACAGCCGAAACAATAATGACGATCGCGAACACATTAAGAATTCAAGGCGCATGGCTGGTACTCGGCGGCCGGGACCATTTTTCAAAATTTGAGACAGACGAATTCATTGGGATAGAAGTTTCAAATTGCTGCGGAAATTTTGCAATAGCAATTAAAAAAAATAAAAAATAAAACATGAAATATTACAACATTGTCAGATTTTACAAAAGCGGAAGAAGGGCAATTATACGGACAGGATTAACTCTCGAACAAGCTCAAAAATGGTGCAGCGACCTGGAAACCAGGAAAGAGGGAAAATGGTTTGACGGATTTGTAGAGGCATAACCAAAAAATAAAACTGCCGGGGCGAAACAATAAGCCCTGGCAGAAACAAAATGGCAAAAGCAAGAATGAGGATCACCCCGGTTTATTTGGACGCCATGAGCGTTTCGCCAATAGAGGTTAAAGCGGAGATAGTAAAAAGCAAAAAAAGAGGCTGGCTCAATACTGGATATTTGCCAGAGGGAAAATTCCTGGAAATGCTTAAATATGGATATGCCTATACGATGCAGCCGGCAGAGAGGATTTAATAATTTAAAAACACCAAACATGAAATTTATAAAAGACGATGGCGGCCGAGCGGCCGCCGGGTACAAGGGATTGACCGGGGATTGCGTTTGCCGCGCGATAGCGATCGCGGCGCAGCTGCCCTACCAAGAAGTTTATGACCAGATAAATGCCGCGGCCAAAGCTGAAAAGCGCGCCAGGGGCCGGTCAAGCGCCAGGACAGGGGTGTTCAAAGACACGAGGAGAGAATATTTGCGAACCCTCGGCTGGAACTGGACTCCGACAATGAAATTCGGCCAGGGCTGCCGGGTTCACTTGCGCGAGGAGGAGTTGCCAAGGGGCCGGTTGATTGTATCAGTATCAAGACACATGGTAGCGGTAATTGATGGAGTTATTCACGACACTTTCGACCCGAGCAGAGATGGGACAAGGTGCGTTTATGGCTATTATAAAAAAGCATGACCAAGAAAGATTTTGAAGAAGCGTTTGGCGAGGACCCGGTCGATGTCCTCGGGCCAGATTGGAAAAATGAGTTAGAAAATTTCGAAGTAGAGGAGCCAAAATTAGTAAAAGTAATAAAAAATAACATCAAAAAAAATGGCAAAAACACCAAACAGCGCGGAGACAACGACAGCGCTGGACATCAAAGTCGTTGAGAGCAGAGTGGACAGTATGCGGCAGATGGTTGCGACAACTGATGTGGTTGATGACGCAACTCTATGCCAAGTCGCCGATAAAATAAAAATAGTCAAAGGTCTTGGCAAAATGGTCCGGGCGGAAATGGAAAAGTTCACCGATCCGGCAAGAGAGATTATCAGGACGGCGCAAGAAAAATATTTACCTTTTGAAAAGGAATGCATCCGGGCGGAGATGGCTTTAAAAGACAAGGCCCGGATTTATATGGCCGCCGAGGAAGCCAAGAGGGTAAAAAAAGAGAACGAGATCGCCGCAAAGCTTGAAGCCGGAAAAATCAAAGAGCAGGTGGCGCTTAAAAGAATTGAAAAAATAGGCCCCGAGGTCAAAACGGTGGTGTCGGAAAGCGGCGCCAAACTAACAATCCGGGCAGTCAAAGAGGTGGTGATAGTTGATCGCGGAAAAGTGCCGGACGAGTATTGGGAAATTGATATGGTCAAAGTCAGGAAGGTCGCCCTGGCCGGGATAGAGATCCCCGGAGTGGAAATAAAAAACGGTAATTCAATGTCAGCTTAAACATGAGAATAACATCAGAGAATTTGTTGGAGGCAATAGGGGGAGCATTTTTAATAATAATTTTCGTACTTATAGGGTTTGTTCTTGGACAATCTGGATTAGACGCCCATGAGCAATACGAGTGTCGGGTTTGGCAGCAACAGGCCGAAGACTACCCGCTTTTTTACCAGACCGGGTGGCAGAAAGAGCAATGCGACCACCATGGGATAATTATTAACGCGCCGATAAAATAAACATGGAAAACCAAACAATAAAAGTGGCCACGGCCTATGAATCGGACACAAACCCTCGCGGCACAGAATTTGAGGGAAAAGAATTTGACGAGCTGGTCGCCAGCATAAAAGAAAAAGGGGTCATCGTGCCGGTGATTGTTCGGCTTAAAGGAAGAACGGTTGAACCGGAATATTACGAAATTGTTGCCGGCAACAGGAGGTTCCGCGCGGCAAAGATTGCTCAGCTGGAAGACATACCGGCGAGGATAATGACCTTGACCGATGACGAAGCGAAAGAGGTTCAGATAATTGAAAATTTGCAGCGCTCGGATATCCACCCGATTGAGGAGGGAATGAGCTTCCGCAAGCTTGTGGAGGATTCGCATTATGAGGTCGCGAGCATAGCCGCCAAAGTGGGAAAGCCAGAGGGCTACATCAGGCAGCGTTTATTTTTGACAAACCTCTCGGCAAAGCCGGCCGCTGCATACCGCGCCGGCAAGATAGTGGACGGGATTGCGGTATTGATTGCGAAGCTTTCGGCCGGCGACCAGGTTGCGGCTTTAAAAGAGGTTACGGAAAGCTACCGCCCGGTATCGGTTAAAGATTTGAAAGTTTGGATTGAGGAACATATTTATTCACCTATCAGCCGGCAGCCTTGGCTCGGAGATGAAAAAATGGAAAAGATAGTCGGGCTTTGTGTTGAATGCAAGCCGGCGAGCACGAGCTTGTTTGGGGAAGTAAAAGCCGGGGCTTGTACCGATTTAAAGTGCTGGAAGCGCAAGATGGACAATTATGTAAATTACCGGGCCAAGGAAGAAAAATTGACCAAGGTTTCGGGAGAATATTCTAACCCGGCAAAAGGGATTCTCTCTAAAAGCGAATACGATGTGATCGGCAAACATGCGAAAGATAGATGCAAAAGTGTTCATGGCGCTATTGTGGCACAAGGGGCGACCATTGGAGATACCTTTGATATTTGCTCAAACAAAAAATGTGAGGTTCACCATAGCCGGACAAATTATGAGCAATCCCCGAAAGAGAGGGAAGCCAGACTCGCCGAACAAAAAAAAGAGAAGGACAAATCTGCAAAATTGGAGCAACAGATTGTTTCCGGGCTGAAAAAGATTGCCTGGCCGGTTGAGGAAAAAACCCTGGATATTTTAATTGAGCTGTTGGTTAAGGGAAACGGAACGACAGTAACCCGGCCAATTTGTAAGCGCCATGGGTGGAAAGCCGAAAAGACCGTCCGGGACAATTATTCATTTTTTGACTACGAGAAGCTGATAGCGGACAAGATAAAAGATTTGGCCCCGGTTGAAAAAATGCGATTGCTCACCGAGTTTTTGATCGAGCGCACCTGGGGAGAGGAAAAGGTAAAAATAATTAAAAAGTTAATATCTTAAAAAATATGAATTTGAATTTTGTGCAAATTGTCGGCCGGCTAACAGCAAAGCCGGAGCTGAGAATGACCCCGAATGGATCGCAGGTTGCTTCATTCCGGGTGGCGAATAACCGCACCTGGAAAGATAAGCAAGGCCAGAAAAAGGAGGAAGCAGAGTTCCATAGCGTTGTGGCTTTCGGCCGCACCGCGGAAAACATAGCCACCTATTTTGAAAAAGGAGACGAAATATTTATCCAGGGCCGCCTCAAGACAAGCTCTTGGGAAGACAAAAATTCTGGCGGTAAGCGCTACAAAACAGACATAATCGCAGAGAAGTTTGATTTCGGGCAAAAAGCCCGGCAGAACGCAAGCCAGGGGGCTAAAACAGCCCTTGCAGAGCCGAGCCAGCCGGCTGCAAAGGCGCCAACAAGAGCAACAGCCAAAAGCAAGGCCCCGGTCGAGGAAGATATACCAACCATTGAGGACGAAGATTTCGGCCCGGACGAGGGCGGAATTGATGTCAAAGATATTCCATTTTAAACATGATTTATTGCGACCTACCAGTGATCTACGAGCAGGTTCCTTGTGCCATGGAAAGCGCCCTCGGGTGCTTTGACCCGAACATAAACCAGATATCGGTAAAAGCCGACCTCCCGGAGTTTATGAAAGACCTCGTCCACGCCCACGAGTGCGGCCATTATTATATCCAATTCGAGACCCCGGAGACTTTGGAAGCCTTAGAGGGCCAGGGGAACGAGCATCTGAACAAAGAGGCTCTGGCGACAAGCTTTTACTCCCGGCAAAAATTCTCAGGCGTGGCGACCGCCGCAGAGGAGAATTACTGGCAGAAAAATTCAGGGTTCAGGGATTATCTTGTTAATTTGATAAATTCCTTGATCGCCAGGGTTGCTTCCAGGAAATAAAATTGTCCCCAACAAGGGGCTTGCATTGATTTATAAATGATTTATAATAAGACTATGGAAAACAAACAAACGCCGACAGAAAAAGTAAAAAACAAGCTTTGGAGATTCGGCTATGCTGTACGGGATTTTTCGGACATCGAGCAGGTGGATTTTGATTTGCTTATTGATGAGAAATTCAAGGTCAGGGTAGGGACATCAAAACCAAAGGAATGGACAGGGCTTTTCGATGTTTATGCGGTGGTCAGGGGAGATGAGATTAAATTTATAGCGGATAAAGAGGGTCGCTTGATCGAGGAGACATCACCGTATCCAATTTTCGGAAAAAAGGTAAAGGTCGAAAATAAATAATTTTTAACACCAAACAAAACATGAAATCACCAAAAGACAAAATGATAAGGGTTTCGCCGATTGAAAAAGGAGAAACTCAGATCATAAAAAAAAACGAGGAAGTGGCAATAATGCCAAACCAAGGAAAAAGCGAAATTGATAATTTGATCGGCCGAGCCATAGACCAAAATGTGCCAGTAGAGAGCCTGGAAAGATTGCTCGCTATGCGCCGGGAGCTGAAAGCGGAAAAGGCGAAAGAGCTTTTTGACGCAGCCATGGCTACTTTTCAAGGAGAATGCCCGGTTATCAAAAAGAAAAAAGCCGGAGGATCGGTAAAAAACGGCCCGGTTGCTTATTATTACGCGCCGCTTGAAGATATAGTCGTTCAGGTCAGGCCGTTTATAAGTAAAAATGGATTCAGCTATTCGATAAAAACCGAGGTAACGCAAAATGATAAAAACGAGACCAAGGTCGAGTCAACCTGTATCGTTAAGCATATTGCCGGACATTCTGAATCAAGTGCTTTCAAGGTTCCGCTCGGGGCGCAAACCGGGATTATGTCAGCGCCGCAAGTAGTTTCCGCAGCTGCTACATTTTCCAAGAGGGTAGCGTTTTGCAATGCTTTCGGAATTATGACAGGAGATAACGATACAGATGCAGCCAGTACAGGGATAAGCGCTTTTGAGAAGGCAATGGAAATTATTTCTCAGTCAAAAAACGAAAAAGGTTTGACCGAGTACAAGGATAAAATTGCCGGGTCGGATAAATATACAGCCGACCAAAAGAGGGACATCCTGGCCGCCGTAGATTCGAGGATTGGAGAGATAAAATTCGTTAAAAAAATTGACGCTGGAAAAATATGATGAGGCCACGCGATCACTTGTCCTGGACGCAGCTGAATACCCTTGAAAGCTCGGAGAAGCAATACAAAAAAATCTATTTAGAGGGTTTCAGCTTAAAAAACCGGGGAATAAATCTTGGGAGCATAATTGCAGACGCTCTCTGTTCCGGGGAAGAAACAGGGGACGCGATGAACGATTTGATAGTCGCCTGTCTGCCGAAATTTGAGCTGATGGACAATACATTCGAGGCGACCATTGATGTGGGGGGAGTGAAAATTCCCCTCCTGTCAAAAATAGACAGCGCCCGGAAAGATTTAACCGCGATAAAAGAGTACAAGACCGGGACAGGCAGGTGGACGCAAAAAATGGTAGACGCTTGCGGACAGATAACATTTTATTGCGTAGTCGCTCAGGCGATCACCGGTAAAATTCCGCAAGACATCGAGCTCGTTTATGCGCCGACAATTTGGACGCCGGCCGGCGAGGTAGAGCTAACGGGAGAAATTATAAGATTTAAAACCAAACGCACGATAGCCGATTGTTTGCAGATGAAAATAAGGCAAAAAAAGGCATGGCAAAGGATCGGCGAAATCGTGGAGGAGGAGTTAATTTGATGAACACAGACCCGATAACAAAAACATATTACATCGTACATATTGGAAATGCCGATTTGTACTTTGAAACCCTCGAACAAGCGTCTGATTTTTTCGCTAAAATCGCCAGGGCGCCGATAAAGAATATCAATTATTCTTACGAGGGAGGAAAGAGGGTCGAGTATTTTCAAGAAGGGCAGATTGGAATTTCCTTGCAGCAGGAGACCCTTACAGTTTTTCCAAGTTTAGAGGCCGCAAAATTTGAGGTCAGAGATCACAACGAATTATAAAAAATAAATTTTTAACATGGCAAAAAAAACACCAAAAAAAATTATAGAAAAAGTTGAATTGGTTGGGGTATCGGTTGAGGAAAATCCTTTGACCAAGGTAGCAAAATTTCAGCTTAAACAAATGGTTTGGAAATTTGGCGCCGGCTGGAATATTATGCTCGTGCTGCACAGCTCTTTTGAAAAGGTTTATACCAGCTACGATGTGAAATTTACCTTTGATGAGGAGCCTTACGCCCGGAGGATAACGACCGTCCAGGACAATATCGCAATGATGAAAGAGGAGGCTTCCCTTTTTGACAAAGTCAGGGAGCAGAACATCAAAGACCTCGAGAAAGAGATTGCCGACATTGAGGACGAGAAAGAGTCAGCGAAAAAGGCTTGCAAGGACATCGAATTCCCGGCCAGGGTGGTTAACGCAGACTGGCGTGGCAACGAGCCGACAGTAATATTCGCCATTAAAAGCGAGGTGGTGGAAAGGCTAAACCGCGAAAAAGACAAGGTCGGCCAATATTACAAAATTGCGTTAACCCCGGTTATTGAATAATGATTGACCAAACTGTTGAGGAGAGGATCCTCACGATTTTAAAAAAATGCGTGGGAGAGAAAAGCGCGATCAAGGACACCAGGATTCGGGAAATAATTTATGTGCCGGACGGAGACCCGCGAAAACCTACCGCCGGATTGCGGCAGATCATAAATTCATTGAGGCAAAAGGGCGAGCCAATTTGTTCGAGCGTCAACGGGTATTGGTATGCCGGAACCCCGGAGGAGCTGCAAGAGAACATCGAGGCCCTGGAAGGCCGGGCGATAAAGATATTCGAGGCGACAAAAGGAATGAAAGAGTGTTTGAGAAAATGGGTAGGGCCGCAGCAGTCTCTTTTATGAAGCCGATACCGCCGAAGCTTCGGCAAGAGATGGATTCCGACCCTTGGTATCACCGTTGCGCGATCACTGGAAATTTCTTTGCGATAGAATGGCATCATGTAAAAGTTAACGGGCGCCAATACAGCGAAAAGTTTTGCATAATTCCATTGAGCAAGAAAATCCACGACCGAGCCTACGAGCGAGCAGTAAAAGAGCGGCTCGAATGGATAATGGTTTGCCGGGCCAGCCCGGAAGAAATAAAAAGACACCGGCTCGAACAGATGGCCGGATATTTAACCAAAAAATACGGCCGGTATGATCAGGCCGCAAGGTACAAAATATGAAAATAAAAAAAATACAATCGTCAGATGAAATTATTGGCAGGATAGAAAAGATTGAGGAGACTGAAAATGGGCTGATTGTCACCTTTTGTTTTCTCAAAAGCGTAGGAAAAATGGAAAGAAACAAAATTATGGAATATCTATCAGGAATAAATTTGCAGAGAATCAGCAAGAGCAATTTGTTGAGAGTGGATAAGTAAAATGAAAATAATTCTTCCTCTTTTCGTAATGCTTCCCCGGAAGACCATGCCGCCTAAAAAATACATCGTTAATCTCAACAACTATCGAAATTGGCACTACATCGTCAGCAATATGGTCAAGGCGCAATACGCCGAGGAGATAAAAGAAAAACTGGCCGGGTTCAAATTCAGGGGAAAAATAGTGATCAAATTTTATCTTTTTAAAGGAAGCCGCCGGACATCAGACCGCTCGAATGTGCTTTGCATACAGGAGAAATTCTTTTGCGATGCGCTGGTGCATTGTGGGTGTTTGCCGGACGACAGCGATGAGTTTATAGATCACACAGAATATTACACCGGCTGCCTGGACAAAGAAAATCCGCGGGTCGAGGCAGAGATAATTCAAATTGAATACACCAAAAAATGAAAATTTTTAAAGAGGTAAAAGCATTAAAAAGAGTCGAGGTTTGCGATTTTTGTGAGAAAGAACTTTCGGAACAAATGTCTCCAGCGATGGCTATTTCGATGATGGAGCGAAAATTTATATTTTTCGGGAAAGAAAAACAGTATGATGTTTGCGAAGATTGCGCTCGGAAAATGATAGGGTGGGGTTTAAAATGTTTAAAAAAATAGACATGGCACTTCACGAGAGAAAAATATATCCGAAGTTTAAGGGGACGGTTCAAGATGGACGGCTTATTTTTGAAGACACGAGATCTTTTCAAAATTACATCGCAAGTCTGGAGGGGAAGGTGGTGAATATTATCGTCAAAGTTTGGCATAAGGATCGCAGTCGCCAGGAAGAAAAATTTTATCATGCCGTTGTCGCTCGCATGGTGGCCGAGGAGATGGGAATAGACGACCAGGAGGCCCACAATCTGCTTAAAAGCCTGTTTCTGGCCGAGGAAGAAAGCAAACAGATAGAAACCCCAACAGGACCGAAACTATACCGCTACAAGCGGATTTTAAGCACCACAGAGCTTACGGACAAGGCATATCGGGAGTATTGGGAAAAATGCATCAGGTGGGCGGCGCTGCCGACCAAACCCGAGGGTCTTAGCCAAGACAGCGGTTTAGAGCTTTACATTCCGTTACCGAACGAGGTGGACTATTCCGATTATTAAATTGTCCCCTTGCCTTGTGCTTACAAATTATTTATAATTAAGACAGACAAATTCTCTATGGATAACCAAACTATCATCAGTGAATTTTTAAAGCGCCCGGTGGCTTTTCAGCCAGTGATCGCAAAAGCGTTCGGGTCAGTAAAGCTTGGGATATTGTGGTCTCAACTTTATTACTGGAAAGATAAAACAAACGACCCGGAAGGCTGGATTTATAAAACACGCCAGGATATTTTTGAGGAGACGGCATTGAGCAGGAAAGAGCAAGAGAACGCGCGCAAGCTTGGACGGAACCTTGGGGTGATCGAAGAAAAACTCGCCGGCCGGCCGGCGACAGTGCATTTCAGAGTAAACATGCCGGCATCTTTTAAATTGATATCCGAATATTTAGAGAACAAGGACAAGGTCAAAAAGGTCGAGCCGGAGGTAGCCATTCCAACACCCTCGGACGAAATGAGGAATTTTATAAAAGACCCGGAGCCGAACATCAAGCTTTTCGTTGAAAAAGGAGTGCCGGAGGACAAAGTTCGCCTGGAAGTGAAGAAATTTATTTCTCACTGGACTGAAAAATCTTTATCCGGCCGCCGGCAGAGGTGGGAAATGGAAAAAGCTTTTGAGGTCAATCGCCGGCTTGCGACATGGTTCAGGAATAGCGCGCAATGGAAAAAGGATTTTGCAAAAGCGAAAAAGAGGTATTATCAAGACATGGAGGTCAGGGAATATCGCGGAAAATTGTGGTGTTTGCCGAACGATGGAGGGTCTTGGCTTGAATTCAACGGGGATAAAAGAGATATTCAAGAAAGATGAGCAGCAATAAGAAAAACCGTTGCCTTTGTGATCGGTGCGGAAAATATTTTCGCTCCAAAAACAAAGCTGAAAAAATTTGCGGAAGATGCAAACAAAAGGCGGCTGGAAAAGCTTAGGCAAAAGAATGGAAAATCACTATTGCAAAAAGCACAATTTAACCATTGGCCCGGAATATCAATGCCCGATGTGCGAGAGAGAGCAAAGGTGGGCCGCCGAAGCTCAGGGGTTGATCTTAGAGGAGGAGGAACGGCAGAGAGATTTATTCGCCTGGCTCGCGAAATTTAAAAAAGACAGATATAAAAAGCGTTTAAAATTAAACAAATGACACCAGCCGAAAAGTTAGAGGAATTTTACAATAACGAGGAGGTGAAAAGGACTTTTGATTTGTGGGTTTTGAATTTAGATATTAAAGATGGAGTTGGAGGTCGGCCGGATTGGTTTAGCTTGGTTCATTCTTTACAATTTGAAATATTAAAAATTTTAAAAAAATAAAAATGGCAAACACAAACAGGGATCACGAGATAAAAAAAGAGATGGCCAGGAAAATGTTGACCAACTTTGAGAGGAAGAACGGCACACCGATTTTCCAAAGTTGCGCCTGGGTAGATCGGCAGGACGCCAGAGCTAAAAAGCAGAATCGTGCTAAAATCAATTAGCACATTTAAAAGAGGTGAGGAAAATGGAAAAAGTTGGTTATTGCAAGGCAAACCCCGAGGTTAAAATTCAACCTTGGATATTAGAGCGATGCAAGAAAGACAACTGTCAACACTATGGAGAGAGGGACGATGTTCAAAGGTAAATGTCCAATTTGTAAAAGGTTTTGCAATCAGCTAACCAAACACCACAAATGGCGCCGGGCCGTTTGGGGCAAGAAGAAAAATTCAGATGTTATTTACATCTGCCGGAAGTGCCACGATGAGCTTGAAATAGCCATCACAAAAAAAGAGAACAATATTCTCCGAAGATTTCCAGAGATCTACCAAGATGTTCTGGCCGAATTTTTAGAGAATGGAGTTCCCGAATATACAGTGGCCAGGGGGCGGAAATAATCTCCGCTCCTCCATTTCGGAAAGTCGTCTAAGTAGGATACCCGGCAGACGAGTCGATCCGTCTGTACCGGGTGACACAGGTTCATCTCCTGTCTTCCCGACATAACAATAAACACCAAAGCAATGAGCCAAAAACAAGACAAAAAAATGCGCCGCTCGTTCAGGGAACAGTTCGAGGCAAAGTATGGAAAAATAACAGAGGACCTCGCGCGAGAAAATGCCAGGTTCTTGAAGCCAAAGCCAGACTGGTTTCCGATGTGGGCGTGGATAAAAATTTTGAGAATTTTTGTAAAAATAAAATGAACGATATTGCAGTGATCACCAGATTTCACTATCCGGAGAACCACCCGGACCTTGAATGGCGCTTTAGATATTACCGCGAATCGGTATTGCCGCGCTTGCTTAACCAGACGGACGACAATTTTGATATCGCGATATGGTGCGAAAAACATCACGAGCATTGGTTCAAAGATTTGAGCCCAAAGATAAAAACATTCCAGGCGACCTACGCAAAAAGAGACTCGCACCTTTTTATAGATTACACTCCCTGGGAAAATGTGGTCGGGCTGGAAAAATACAAAATACAGATCGGCCTTGATAGCGATGACCTTGTCAGCTCAAATTTTATAGAAAAAGTTCGCTCAGTTTGCGAAGGCTGCCCGATGAAATTGCTCGTCAGCTTTCAGCCGTTGAAATTTGATGTGGCGGCCGGGGCCAGGTATAAGATGGACCAATACACCGAGAAGCGAGGCAGCCCGATATTCGCTTATTATCAGCCGAGCTTTGAAGATTTTAAATTCGCATATCACACCAGCCACCTCAGAATGCCGCTTTATGCAGACAAGACAATTCTCGTCCCGGAAGGGTTTGCGGAGATGTCGATTCATAATTTGAACGATAGCACCAGGATAAAAAGAACAGATCAAAAAATATGAAAATTGAGTTGAATATTTTTACCAACTGCACGAGGTCAGCTCCGAGGTTGAAGATAATCAAAGCAACGATGAGGTCGTTCCTGGACACATTCGGGGAAATGCCTTTCAGAATATTTATTGACCCCGGCCCAAAGAATGTGGCCTTTGAGCAATACAAGGCGAATATTGAGAGCAGCTTCGCGACAAAAAATATAGTGATGACTTCGGGCCTGTCGGACGGATATGTCCGCTCGATCAAAGAATCGGAAGCCGATTATCTTTTCCAGCTCGAGCATGACTGGACCTTTCAAAATATAACGCACAGCATTGATGAAATTTTAGCAGCAATGGCGAAAGCCGGGATATATCATTTCCGCTTTAGCAAGCACCCGAACACAATTACCGAGCAGTTGATGAAATGGCAAACGGTAATGATTGAAAAAGAAGCGGCCGGGGTGAAGTATTGCGAGACGGATAATTTGAGCAACAATCCGCACATTATTGACCGTAAATATTATCTTAAAAATTTGATAAATAGGATTTCGGTGCTGCCAGGATCGCGCGGCATAGAGGGAAATTTAACAAAAAAGGGACTGGTCGGTTGCCAATACGGAGGGCTGGACTATCCCCGGACAATTATTCACTTACAGGGTAGAAAAAAACGATGAAAGTTTATTTTTTAGACGATAAGCACAACAACGCCGGCGACATGGTCAGCCAGCCGATACTCGAACACTTTGGGATTGATTACGAACCCTGCGGCCGGAAAATCCGGGGGAAGATGCTGGCAGTCGGAAGCGTGATGTCAGCATTGCGCGCCAACGATGTTGTGTGGGGTACTGGCTGCATAAGGGACAAGATCATTGAATCTCCACCTGGCGCCCGATTCCTGGCCGTCAGGGGGCCTAAAACGAGGGCTTTGATAGCAAGGGGAGATGTGCCGGAGGTATACGGCGACCCGGCGCTGCTTCTTCCCTTGGTTTATGACCCGATAGTTGAGAAAAAATACAAGGTCGGGGTCGTGCCGCATTACATTGACAAGGATATCGTGGAGCAAAAAGACGGTCAGCATTGGATAGATATTCAAGCCGACTGGCAAAAAGTGGTCGAGGAGATAAAATCTTGCGAAATGATAATATCTTCGAGCCTTCATGGTATAATTATAGCGGAAGCGTATGGGGTCCGGGCCACCTGGGTGCGGTACAGCAATAGAATTATCGGCGGAGATTTCAAGTTCCAGGACTACTTTTTGGGAACCGGCCGGCAAGAACAAAGAAAGGGCTGGTTGATACCTTCGATTGACGGTTTAGAGGAGCGAAAAAATAAATTGATAAATGCGTTAGAATTATGGAAAAAATCGACTTAGTCTATATCCTCGGCAATGGCTCGAGGTGGAACAACAACGAGATAAGATATTCGCTCCGCAGCGTGGAGAGCTTTTTCCCGGCCGCCGGCGAAGTTTTCGTGATCGGTGAATGTCCCGAATGGCTGCAAAATGTTACCCACATTGCCAAGCCAGATTTATACAGCAACAAAATTTTAAATGCCATGGTCAAGTATATGGCCGCGGCGGAAGACAGGAGGATAAGCAAGGATTTTGTTTTGATGAATGACGATTTTTTCTTTTTAAAAAACACAGAGGAAATTCCGTACTATTCGCGCGGCACTATTGCCGAAATGTTAAATTTGCACCCGAGCAAGAACGGCTATTATTTCAGATCTCTTTGGGACACCAGAAAGAGACTCGATGCCATGGGGATCTCGGACGCAATAGATTTTGAGGTCCATGCTCCGATGATTTTCAACAAAGAAAAACTGAAAACTGTAATGGGAATGGTGGGGCCGGAAAGAGCCTACGCTCTCAGGTCTTGTTATGGAAACCTCATGGGATTGACCCCGGAGAAAACAACAGACTTCAAGGCGGCGAACACTACCGAGTTTTTAGTTCAAAAGATAAGGACGGATTCGCATTTCCTGTCCATAAATGACGCGCTGGTCGCAGATGAAGATTTCAGGGATTGGATAGGGACAATGTATTGGAGAAAATCAAAGTATGAGCTGGACGAGGGAGGTTTGAAAATACCACCCGGCCGGCCGATCAGTTGCAGGAAATATCACGCGAGGAAAGAGTTTCGTTTCGGCTCGAAGCTTATCCACAAGGGAGACTTATTGCCGAAAGAAGTAATTGACGAGATAAAATCCAACCCGGCGATGGCCGATTGTTGGAAATGGGACTAAAACATGGATATTTCAAAAATAAAACCATATCCGAACAACGCCAAAAAGCACGACAAAAAGCAGATCGAGCAAGTGGCGGCGAGCATAAAAGAGTTTGGTTTTAACCAGCCAATAGTTGTGGACAAAGAGGGGGTAATTATTGTGGGCCATGGAAGGTACGAGGCCGCAAAATTTCTCGGTATGAAAGAGGTCCCGGTTCTGCAAGTTGAGCTCAGTGAAGAAAAAGCCAAAGCCTACCGCCTGGCAGACAATAAATTGAACGAAAGCGGCTTTGATATGGATCTCGTAGTCGCGGAGTTGAAGCTTTTGCCGGAGAGCATGATTGACCTTACAGGGTTCGACAAAACTCTTATTCTTAGCGAGGACGATTTCGGGACAAGTTTTGTTCTACCAAGTGGAGAAAAAACTCCGCTGCAACAAATGACATTTACTTTGTCCAACGAGCAAGCGGAAGAAATTAAACAGGCGATATCGGAAATAAAAGAGACGGCAGAATATAAAAATTGTGAGACCTTCGGAAATTTAAACAGCAATGGCAACGCGCTTTATACTATTTTCCAACAATGGCAACAGCAAAAGACATCATCGTCAGAGTGATCCCGTCCAGCTTGGGAAATGATTTTATTCGGAAAAATCATTACAGCGGAAAGGTCGTCCCGAATTCGACCCTACATTTCGGTTGCTTCTTGGGGGGGGTACTGCATGGGGTTCTCAGCTATGGCCCGAGCATAAACAAAAAAGGGACGATCGGGTTGGTTAAAAATACCGGCTGGAACGAATTTATAGAATTGAACCGAATGGCGCTTGATGAAAAATTGCCGGCGAATAGCGAAAGCCGCTGCATAGCGATAACGATAAAGCTTATCAAAAAGCATGCGCCGCAAGTAAAGTGGATAATAAGCTTCGCGGACGGAACGCAATGCGGCGATGGTACGATCTACCGGGCCAGCGGCTTCAAGCTTGTTGGCATAGTAGAGAATACAGCTTTGAGAGTGAACCCGGACAACGGCCAGCTCGTGCATATTATTCAGGCCCACCATCTGAAAATCAGCAACGAATTTCGGAAGTGGAAACCGATCAAGGGAAACCAACTGAAGTATGTTTATCTTATAGACAAGACATGCGAGTTGAATGTTCCGGTGCTTCCTTTTTCAACGATAGATAAATTGGGCGCCGGAATGTACAAGGGAGAAAAAATAACTTTTGAGGAAAGGAACAAAGCAAAAGATGGACAGAGTTAAAGACATAGAGGTTCGGGTGATCCCGTCAAAAATGGCGAGCGATTTTGTGAGGAAAGTTCATTATAGCGGCACAGCTGTCCCCTACTCCATTTTGCATTTTGGGTGCTTCCTGGACCAACGGCTGCATGGGGTATTACAATACGGAGCGTCCATCGACAAGCGGAAAGTGATTGGCTTAGTAGATACCGGCCTTACAGTCAGCCAGGGGTGGAATTGCTTCCTGGAACTTAACAGAATGGCTTTTGACGAGCATCTGCCAAGGTGCAGCGAAAGCAGATGCATCGCGGTATCAATTAGACTGATTAAAAAATTTGCGCCGCACATCAAATGGCTTTTATCTTTTGCAGATGGGACACAATGTGGAGACGGGACAATATATCGCGCGAGCGGGTTTAAACTTTGCGGCATAAACAAAAACAGCACCATTTATCAGCTGGCAGACGGAACTTCGAAAGCAAAGCATGGGACATCAAAAGCAGATTTCACCGGGGCCAAGAAAAAGAACGGATTTCAGCTGAGGTATATTTATTTGATAGACAAAAGTTGCAGGATCACAGTTCCGATTTTAAGCTTTGCAGAAATTGATAAAGCCGGGGCTGGAATGTACAAAGGGGAAAAGGTTACTTACCAAGAGAGAAATAAATCAAAAAAAGAGCTATAATAAGATCATGCGCCGGTAGTGTAATTGCAGCACATGGATATTCCATATCCAAAGAGGCGGTTCAATCCCGACCCTGGCGCTCCATAAAATATGTCAGACGAAAAACCAGAAGAAAAAAAAGACCCGACCGACAGGCAAACCGGGAAGGAGGAAAAATATGCTTACACCATAACGGACAAGAGCTTCGGAGAGTTCAAGGTTTTGAATAGCGCAAATGCCTGGTGGCTTGACCAGCTAAAAGTGAGGGATTTGATAGCGGCTTACAAAATAGATTCGACCGATGAGGAAGCTTGCGCCTATGCAGGGGTTTCGTTAGAGCAGTTGAGATATTTTAAAACTCTCCACCCGGACTTTTCGCTTGTAAAACACGCTTGCAAGCAACTGCCGATGTTAAAGGCCCGAAAAACGCTGAACGACTCTCTTGACCAGCCTGTTCACGCTCAATGGTTTTTAGAGAGAAAGCGAAAGGCCGAATTCAGCAAGCGCGAAGAAACAGTAACCTATACCGGGGAAAAAACCTTGGAGGATTTA